GTTATAGGAGGTGATTTTATGGGCGGAAGGCCACCGAAGTCACATTTACAACTGATAACTGAAGGCAAAAGTCATCGCACCAAAGCCGAACTTGAGACTAGATCCAAAGCCGAAAAAGCCCTATTGACTGGCGCTGTTATGAAAGAGTGGCCGGACGTAAGATCTAACCCGGTAGCTCATAAGGAATTCACCCGACTGCGGAAACTCTTGAAGGTTATTGAGAAGGACGACGCGCTCCATGAGGGGATCATCAACCGGTATTGTCTGCTCCTGGCTGAGTCTAAAGAGTTTGACCTGATGAAGGCCAGGCTGTTGGAGGATATGAGTGAACTGGCTCAGGCTCATTCAGAAGGTCGGTATGATTTCCTTGAATACATGGACCGCAAGATCAAGTTGCAAGATCAGCTCATGGCCTGCGATCGCAAGATTATGGATAAACGTAAGATGATGCTGCAGATTGAAAAGGAGAACTTATTGACTATAGCTTCGGCGCTGAGGGCCATCCCGAAGAAGCCGGCGGACAATAAATCATCGCCTATGGCTGAGTTCTTAAAGAGGAAAGCTGGTGGGAAGGATGGCACATAACAAAGACAGAGCCCTGGAACCAATTGAATTTATACAAATGCTTAACGCGGTTGACGATTTTTACGGTCAGCCTTTTTTGTTGCTCGACTGGCAGTATGAGGTGCTATGGAATGTCTACGGCACTGTCAAGCCTGATGGACTGAGGCAGTACAAGTACGCCTATTTGGAGATCCCTAAGAAAAACGGCAAAACATCGCTGATCGCGGCCATAGCTTTGTATCACCTGGTATGTGACGGCCCGGGCGGGCAGATATACTGCTGTGCAGCCGATCGAGGCCAGGCGGAATTGGTTTATAAGGCCGCTTGCGGGATGAGGGAGCAGGACGAGGATCTAGAAGAACTGCTCCGCCTGACTGACAGTAAGAAAGAGATAAAGAACACAATCACGGGCACTATTATGAAAGTTCTTAGTGCTGAGGCTTATACAAAGCATGGTCTAAATCCTACGGTCGTGATATTCGATAAAATATTGTCGCCTATGTTAGAAATAGCATAGTGAAAAATCGGTCAAAATCGGTGAAAGCTAAATGCGTTGTAATATTTGACGAGATACCAAAAACCATGATATAATCAGGTTAGAGGTGATTGTCATGATATCTGGGATATATTCGATAAGGAATACAAAAACTAATCACATATACATTGGGCAAAGCGTTAAACTTTCCTCTAGAATTAGAAGGCATAAACAAATGCTTCGGGATAACATTCACGAGAATGATTATTTACAGAAGCATTATAATAAGTTTGGGGCAAGTCTTTTTGAATATAACATTATTGAGAAATGCCCGCTAGATTGCCTTGATGAGAGGGAAATATTTTGGATTGCTTTCTATGATTCGATGAATAGAAGAAAAGGGTATAATTTAGAATCTGGTGGTAATCCGCAAAAGGTTGTTGCTGAAGAAACAAAAGCTAAGAAAAAAGGCAAAAACAACCCAATGTATGGAAAGAAGTGGAACGAGAAACAACGGAAAAATATCACTCTTGCTAACCGGGCAAATAGCGAAAAGCTTACTGAAAAAGACGTCAAAGACATAAAAATAGCGATATGCAACGGCATGACACAAAAAGAAATTGCAGAAAAATATTGCCTGCATATTAGTTCTGTTAGCAAAATAACCAGAGGGATAAACTGGTACTGGGTATTGCCAGAACTTGCCGAAAAACTCAAAAACTATAAGGACAGAAATAATAATATGGTAGTTGAGATGTTTCGGTCCGGTGTTTCTAGAAAGCGAATATCTAATACACTGCATATGGATTACAGAAAAATAAACCGCGTCCTTATCGAAAACAATCTGCTGGATTAAATTATTATGCACAAGCTAATACCGAGGTAAAGCACACGGCAAAAAGTGTGGCTCACCGTAACGCATAGGTCTTGAACCTGTGCTTTTTTTATAAGCACAGAATAAAATAGACCCACGAGTGACCGACACCTGACCAGTCAAACTGAAGGTGAAAATATATGCTGAACCGGGAACGAAACAACGTTCCGTAATGCGGCGAAAGCCCCGGAAGTAAAGGATAAAAAGCCTTTACGATAACATTTTGGAACTTCACGCCCAACCTAACCGCGAGCTTTGGGATATTATGACCTTCGGGGCAGGATCAGCCAGGCGTGAGCCGATATGGTGGGTGATAACCACCGCGGGAGACGATCCCGACCGGCATAGCATCGGATGGGAAATACACGAACAGGCCCAGAGGGTCAAAGATGGCGAGATCAACAACCCAGCCTGGTATGTAAAAATCTATAACGCCCCGGAAGATGCTGATATTTTCGATGAAGAAACCTGGTATTTAGCCAATCCATCACTAGGTAAGACGATAAACATCGAAACCGTGCGGCAAGAAGCCCTGGATGCCCGCAACCGGGAGAGTGCCGAACGGCTTTTCCGCTGGCTGCGCCTCAATCAGTGGCTCAGCGTCAAGAATATCGGCTGGTTGCCGTTGACATTGTGGGATTCCACCATAGGCAGATGGGACCCGGCACAGTTGGTAGGGAAGAAGTGCTACCTGGGGCTTGATTTGGCCAGCACTACCGACCTGACGGCTTGCTCATTATTGTTCCCACCTCAAGAAGGGCTGGATGAATGGGCGGTGATGTTTGAGGGATGGATTCCAGACGAAAAAATGAAGGAACGCATCAAACGGGACAACGTGCCTTATGATCAATGGGTAAAAGCCAAATATTTACACGTTACCCCTGGAAATGCGGTCGATTATGAGTTCGTCGAGGCCCGGATCAAGGCCCTGGCACAGCAGTACGATGTCAAATATTTATGTACAGACCCGTGGAACAGCCGGATGTTGACTCAGAGGCTAGAAAGAGCCGACATTGAGGCCGTAGAAGTGCCGCAGACCATAGCGGGATTGTCGCCCGGGATGAAAGAAATTGAGCGGTTATTGATGTCGGGTCAGATGACCCATGAGAAAAACCCAGTAGCCCGATGGTGTTTCGGTAATATGGTGGTAGCAATCGATGGCAATGAGAACCTAAAACCTATGAAAAACAAATCCAAGGACCGCATAGACCTGATCGTTGCGCTGATAAACGCAATGAATATAGCAATAAAACTGGAAAACCAGACATCGGTCTACGAAGAACGCGGGATGAGGTCGCTGCTGTAAGGAGGTGAGAACTTGAATTTTATAGATCGAGCAAAACTGGTCTTTGCTTCTGAAGAAAGCATCAATTCGATCCTCCAGCGTTATGCGGAGGATTTTTTAAAGGGCAAAGATTTACCCACCGGGCAAGTCGTCGGCAAGAAGGATGCAGAATCGGCAATGGCATATTCAGCCGTGTTTGCCTGTAATCGGGTGTTGGCAGAGACACTGGCAAGTTGTCCCATATTTCTCTATGAGAAAACCGACACAGGGCGTAAAAAAGCAGACCACCGCCTGCACGACTTATTGCACTATGCGCCATGTCCGGATATGACCCCGACCGCTTTTAAAGAGGCAGGCGTCGGCAATATAAACTTCGGCGGCAACTTTTATGTCCAGAAGGTTAAGAACATAAAAGGCGAAGTCATCCAGCTTCGACCGATCCAGTGGAGCCGGGTCAAAGTCAAGGTAGACCAACAGACCGGAGGGCTGCTGTACTACGTCGACAATGCCGACGTACCGATGACGAGAGCAGACATATTGCACATCCCCGGGTTGACACTGGACGGCTATATTGGTATCACGCCTTTAGAGTACGCTCAAGCCACACTGAACATTGGGATTTCGCAGGACACTTTCCAGCAGAACTTTTACCAGAATGGCGTCATGTCGTCCGGGATATTTGAATTTGCTGGCAAGTTCTCGGACGAAGCCTTTAAGCGACTCAAGAAAGAGCTTAACGACAACTACGCTGGTCTTAAAAATGCAGGGGTGCCGATGATCCTGGAAGAAGGCGGCAAATTCAAAGAACTGACTATGAAGCTGACTGACGCACAGTTCATCGAGAGCAAGCGCTTCCAGATCGAGGATATCTGCCGGTTCTATCGTGTGCCGTTGCATCTGGTGCAGGACCTGTCCCGGGCGACCAATAACAACATCGAACATCAGTCCTTGGAGTTCATCATGTACACGATGCTGCCATGGTTTAAGTCATGGGAAGAAAACCTGAGTATGCAGCTGCTGACTATTGAGGACAGAAAAACCAGCCGCTATTTCGAGTTTAAAATTGATGCGTTATTGCGTGGCGATGCTTTGAGCAGGGCGCAGAGTTATGCTACCGGTCGGCAGTGGGGCTGGCTCAGTGTCAACGATATTCGCCGCCTTGAGAATATGGACTCCATTCCAAATGGTGATATATACCTAACTCCGGCCAATATGTATGAGGCCGGTAAAGAGCTAGCTCAAGCCCAGGCCGCTTATAACAAAATGGTAGATGAGATCTACGCAATGATCAAAGAAAGGAGGGATGAACAGTGAAGGGTAAAAAATTCTGGCAGTTTAAAGCCGAAGCCAGCACGCCGGGAGTAGGAGAGTTGATGCTGTATGGCGACATCTCTGATATGTCCTGGTGGGGCGATGAAGTCACGCCGAAACAATTCAAGGAAGATCTGGACGCACTGGGAGACATCTCAGAACTGAGGATCTATATCAACTCAGGCGGCGGCGACGTCTTTGCCGGGCAAGCCATCTATTCAATGCTCAAACGGCACAGCGCCACAAAGATAGTTTACATTGACGGACTGGCAGCCTCGATCGCTTCCGTGGTCGCCATGGCAGGAGACAAGATCATCATACCGATCAACGCCATGATGATGATCCATAAATGTTGGACTATCGCACTCGGCAACGCCGCAGAAATGCGGAAGATTGCAGACGACCTTGATAAAATCGATGAGTCGATCGTTGCAGCCTATATTGCCAAGACAGGGCTGGAAGAAGCAGACATCATTGAACTTATGGAAGATGAAACCTGGATGACAGCGCAGGATGCTATCGACTACGGCTTTGCCGATGAGATCGAAGAATCCAAACAGGTCGCCGCGTCGCTAAGAAATGGCGTGCTGGTTGTAAACGGTCAGGAAGTCGATATTTCAAAATTCAACAATGTTCCTGATTTCCCCAAATCAAAGAAAATCACGAGGACCCGGGCGCAACCGACCCCAGTCCCAGCACCGGCACCTGAGCCGGAACCCGTTGGTCAGGCCCTGCAAATTGCAAAGGCCAAGATGATGCTTGAGCTTGAAATGGCTTAGGCGATAAAAAAGAAAGGGAAGGTGAAAAAGTTGTTAAAAAAATTACAGGACAAATTGGACGCTTTATTTGTTGAGGCGAAAGCCTTAAACGAAAATCCTGATGCTACCCTGGAACAGATCCAGGCTAAGCAGGACGAGATCAAAGTCGTTAAAGCCAAGATCGAAGCCCAGAAAGAACTGGATGCACAGGCTGCCGCTTTGGAAGTCCCTGCCGCACCGATCGTCACTCCGGTCGTTACCGAAAATAGAGACGCGAAGAAATGGAAAGGCGGCTTAGGAGAATTCCTTAAAGCCGTTGCAACCGCTAACAGCCCTGGCGGTCAAATCGACAACCGCTTGCTGGTCAAAGATGCCGCAACCGGGATGAGCGTTGGCGTTGGCGCTGATGGTGGATTCATGCTTGATGGGGATCTCATTGAGGAACTGCAGACCGGGATGATGTCTGAAGCACAGATCGCACCGCTGATCAGGATGATTCCGCTCGGCCCGAACAGCAACAGCTTAAAAACCTGGGGCGTTGACGAAACCAGCCGCGCAGACGGTTCCAGATGGGGCGGCGTACAGGCATACTGGGCAGCAGAAGCTGCAACAGTAACCGCGACCAAACCAAAATGGAGAAAGCTCGAAATCGAGTTGGAAAAACTGATGGCTATCTGCTATGCCACTGATGAACTGCTCCAGGATGCCACTGCATTAAGAGCGATCGTCAGCCAGGCATACGCTGAAGAAATGGCATATAAGCTGGACGATGCCATTATCAACGGTACCGGCATCGGGCAGCCGATCGGAATCTTGACTGGCGCCTCCTTGATTTCCGTGACCAAAGAAACCGCCCAGGTAGCAGACACCGTGGTTCATGAAAACATCCAGAAGATGTGGAACCGCATGGTAGCCCGCAGCCGCAAAAATGCTGTTTGGTACATCAACCAGGAGCTTGAGCCCCAGCTCGAGAATATGGTTCTGGCCATTGGTACTGCTGGCGCTGTATCTCCGCTGGCGAAAGAGTTTATGGAAAAAAGGACTCTTTATAACCGGCCGGTAATCGCGCATGAATCATGTGCCAAACCCGGGGATGTTGGCGACATCATCCTGGCTGACCCCAAACAGTACATCGGCATTGATAAGGAGAACGTGCAGGCAACCGAGTCAATTCATGTCCGGTTCCTGTATGACGAGAACTGTTTCCGGTTTATTTATCGCTTTAACGGCGCCCCTTACCGGAATAGCGCAATCACCCCGGCTAAGGCCAATAGTGGCTA